CTTGTCGAGGGCGAGGAAATGTCCTCAATGTTTGAGGCTAGAAAAGCCGCGGGCGAAGCGGGCGTTAAAAAGATGACCGTCTTGATTTCGCTAAAACTAGACAAATCAACTAGCGACACGATAGAAAACGTTTTTGACAAGATCAAATCCGAGACCGAAAAAGCGATGGGCGCTGACCGTAAGGAGCTTGTCAAAGATTTTGTCGACGAAATCTCTAGCGCGGGCAAGAAATTAGCCAAAGATGCTGATGAATGGGCTTATTGGAGAAAGCAAGTAGATGGTGCTCTTTCACCATTACAAATACTTGAGAATCGAGTGCAGAGTCTTGATGAGGCATTTGAAAAAGACTTTGTTAATGCCAAAGAGTATTACATGCTCTTAGGTAAGGCGTTTGAGGACTACAACAAGAGCATGAAGCCTGCAAAAACCGATATGGAGCTAATGCTTGAGGATTTGCGGGATGGGTTTAAGAGCTTAGGCGCTGAGATCGTCGGTGCTTTTGCATCAGGTAGAAAAGCCTCTGACGCGTTTAAGAATGTGCTTTCTAGTTTGTTGCAAAAGTTTGCCTCAAGATCGCTTAACAACTTGTTTGATGCGATCTTCCCCAAATCAAATGCAAGCGCTGGTGTGTTAAGCAGTTTCTTTAATATGTTTCGGGCTAACGGTGGCCCGGTTAATTCCGGCGAACCCTACATTGTCGGAGAAAAAGGTCCAGAGCTGTTTGTTCCTAAAGCAAGCGGAACAATAGTTCCCAACGGCATGATGGCTCAAGCAGGTTCAACGGTTGTCAACTACAACATACAAGCTATCGACGTTAAGTCTTTTGAAGATCGGATTATGGGCAGTAATCGAGCGGTTTGGGCGGCTAATGCCTACGCTCAAAAATCACTCTCACCTAGAGGCCGAGCATGAGCTTCCAGACCATCCTAAACATTTCACAATCCATCACGGTTAACAACCGAAGAATGGTAGGTCAGCAATACTCACGATCAGGGCAAGTAAGGACAGCTCAATATGTAACCTCGGTTCCGTGGGTGTTCACAGTCAAGCCTCATGCTTATCTTTACTACCCTCAAGTTCGGGATGTCATCCAGACGATTGACAATCTAGATAGACAAAATGCAGCGACCATCACGTTTAACACCACAAATCTTCAGTGGTTCACGGAATATAAGGGCGGTCTAAGTTCGGCTCAGGCTTCAGCGCTAACACTTGCTTCGCTACCGGCAGGGAACGCCACAGTCATTGCCATAGGAAATTTACCCTCCGTGGGAAGCGGCACAGTAGTTTTTGAGGCTGGTGATTTTATTCAGCTAGGAAATTATCCTTACAAGATCACCACACAGGTCTTGAGAGGCTCAGGATCGACCGTTAACGCGACATTGCACAGGCCGATCATAGGAACTCCCACTGTCGGCACGTTGACGGCTGTAGGGGCTTCCTGCACGTTCTCTGTCGTTGCTGAGGTTTGTCCTACCTACACGCTAAGACCGATGACAAATGGTGCTTTTGTTGATTGGGATGCCGACTTTGTTTTCAGAGAGAACGTCCAATGACAACACCAATGACAGCGCTAAATAGCGCGACCATCACACACGGCGAATTTGTACGTCTTACAACATCAACGGCGACTTATACATTTTGCAATGCCGCGGCTCCAGTTGTTGCGGGCGGCATTTCATTTACAAGCCTCGGAAGTCTCTTGTCTGTCGGTGCGGTGAATCGTGAGATCAAGGCAACTTCGATAGATATGGTGATTAGTCTTATAGGCATCGACCCGACTAACATTTCTTTAGTCTTAGGCTCAAACATCAAGGGTTCTACTGTCGAGATCTGGCGAGGATTCTTTGACTCTAACTATCAGATCATTACAAGCCCGACTACGCAGTTTTTTAAGCGCTATCAGGGCATCGTCTCTAACATGTCCATTACGGAAGATTGGGACGAAAATGCACGAAGCAGGACTGCGACGTGTTCCATATCGTGTTCTTCTTTCCGGTCAATTCTTGAGAACCGAATTGCAGGGATAAAAACCAATCTTAAGACGTGGCAGCAGCGTTACGCATCCGACACGAGCATGAGCCGAGTCGCAGCTATTGCCGGTCAATACTTTGATTTTGGAGCTCCTCCTAAGTCTGGCTCACAGTCAGATCCCGGAAGCGCACAAACCCAATTACCAGATCCCAACGACATAAGAGATGCTGGATGAGAGAAGCGACAAAATACGACATACCGCATCTGTTAGAAATGATGCGGTTATACGCAGAGGAAGCGGGCATAGAAGCATTGAAGGCGCAACAAAATGAGCCGCAAGTCAAGAATTTGTTTCAGCAAATGATTAATGGCCGCGGCTTTGTTTTGGTCGATGACAACTTAAGGGGCTTTCTTGCTGCTTATGTAACAGGCAATTTCTGGAATACAGATGTTAAAGAATTGCATGAGGTTGGCTGGTGGGTAATGCCTGAATATCGAAATACAAGTATTGGCGGCAGGCTTTGGCTAAGGTTTAACCAACTAGCTCAATACATGTTAGATCAAGGACGTGTACAGGTTGTTTTGACTAGTCTTATGCACAGCAGTCCAGAGATAGATTACACACGATATAAATTCAAACCTATGCAAGCAACCTTTTTCCGAGAGTAAAAAATGATTGGTACTTTAGTAGCAACCACGCTTTTTTCACTTACGGCAGGAACTTTTGCGTTCTACGCTACTGCGGCGGCTATCAATTTTGCGGTTTCTTTTGTTGTCACAAGAGCTTTTGGGTCTAAGCCTCCTGACAGTCAAGACACAGGCGCAAGACAACAAGTTCCACCGGCGAACAACAACTCAATTCCTGTCGTTTATGGTGATGCGTGGCTAGGTGGAGTCTTTGTCGATGCGGTTCTTTCCACCGATCAAAAGACGATGTACTACGTTCTTGCGATCAGTTCTATCTCATCAGACGAAAGCGCTACATTTTCCTTTGACCGGTCAAAGTTTTACTACGGAGATCAATTAGTAACGTTTGACGGAACCGATCAGACAAAAGTTATTTCTCTTACCGACGGCGCAACTCCTCCAAATGTCAACGATAAGATAAATGGAAAGTTATATATAAGTCTTTACACGTCTACAAATGCTGGAGTTATCACACCAATAAACGGCACTGCGCCGCATGTTTTTATGGGAGGCTCTGATATTGCAGCCTCTCTTCGTTGGCCGTCATCTGGGCGACAGATGAACGGTTTAGCCTTTGCAATCGTCAAGCTCAATTACAACACCGACGCAGGCACAACAGGGCTTTTGCCGATCACGTTTTACTGCAAGCACTACCCTAAAGGCGGATCTGTAGCGAAGCCCGGAGATGTCTGGTACGACTACATGACAGATACAAGGTACGGTGCAGGCATGATGGGCCTAGTAGACTCTACAAGCAAGACGGCTCTTAATACTTACTCCGACCAGACGATCACCTACACACCCGCGGGCGGCGGGTCAGCTACGCAAGCACGCTACAGGATTAACGGCGTAGTCGACACAGGAAGGCCGGTTCTTGAGAACGTCGAGAAGATGCTGGAGTGTTCAGACAGTTGGATGGCTTACAACGCGGCTTCGGGTCTTTGGTCGATTGTCATCAACAAAGCAGAAAGCTCGACCTTTTCATTCAACGATACAAATCTTATCGGCGAGATCAGAGTTTCGGCCACCGACATCAATCAGCAGATCAATCAAATTCAGATCGAGTTTCCATCTAAGCTCAATCGAGATCAGCCGGATCTTGTTTATATGGAGACACCCGAGGGTCTCTTATATCCGAACGAACCGCCCAACAGACAGACAACCACCCTAGAGTTTACGAATGACTCTGTGCAGGCTCAATACTTAGGTAATCGTAGGCTTGAGCAAGCCAGAGAGGATTTGATTGTCACGATCACTTCCACTTACCCCGGCATTCAAGTTGACGCGGGCGATGTGGTTGATATTACAAACGCCGACTACGGATGGACGAATAAACTATTTAGAGTGATGAAGGTATCAGAGGCGACTGTCGATGACGGCAACCTCGGTGCAAGCCTAGAGCTTTCTGAGTACAACGCGGTGGTC